CTGAGCGGATAATCTCTGAGATCATCCGACTCCAGGACAAGAACGCAATAACCCCATCCATCAGGGGGCACTTCTTATGAGGAGGAATGACGTGGATGTGGGGGCCATGGCCCTCATCATCCTCATATTCTTTTTTTTCATCCTCTTATTGAGGATCCAAATCGTTGAAATAGCACCATACCAAGGAGGTTGGCTAATATGATGGATGCATTACTCCTTGAATTAGAAAATGATGAAGGATGGGAGGATATGGACGACATAGGAAGGTTCTGGAACCCTCAAGAAGGGGAGAGTATACGTGGTATCTGCAAGAGGATCAAGGAGATACACACAAAACTCGGCAGCCTACGGGTCATGACACTCCAGACCCTGGACGGGGAATACTATGTGAAGGGGCACCGCGCCCTAGAGAGGTACTTCGACAGGATACAGGAAGGATGGGGTGTCTGGATCACATACAATGGAAAGGCAAAGTCACAGAAGGGTGCGGAGTACCACAGTTACACAGTGAAAGTGAAGAAACTAGGCCACCACAAACCCATGAAACTGGGGGTCCTCAGTGAAGAGGATTTCAGTGATGACAAAGAATTAAAGGCCCTAATCATGTTGACAAGGGCCAGAAGAGGGGAAGCCACCAGGACGAACGTGCTTGAAGAATTAGATAACATCTACACTGAGGGTCGGATCACAGAGTCCGATTACCTCAGGATCAAAGAGAAATTAGAGGCATAGGTGGTGGTGTCATGGAGTATGTCAGGACATCAATAACCCTACCTGAGGGGGTCTATGCCTACCTGAAGGAACTGGTTGAAACAGCCAGGGAGGAGGGCGTGAAGGTTAGCATGAACCAGATCATTAACGACGCCCTCCTTTACTACATGGATTACGTGAACCTAGAGGCGGAGTACATAAGGGGGGAGTAGATGGTATGGGATCGTGTTCTGAAATCCCAGGAACTCAAGGTTGAAGCCGTGGAGGAGGATGACCCCTCCCTCCTCGCCTTCATCGTGAGGTCAGGGAGTGGGGAGTATCTTGTCACTGTCCTGGACAATATGATGAGATGTGAGTGCCCTGACTATTATTATCGTCATGGGGAGGAGGGATCCTACCTGTGCAAACATTGCTGGGCGGTGCTCCGATACCTCCTCAGTGATTCTACGCATGAGGGGGGGGTGAATGAATGAAGGTGACTGTCCAGTGCAGCCATTACATCTTGGGGCGCTGCAAGGAAAAAGAATGCCCCTGGAGCAAGCCCCAACGAGTAAAGTTAGATATGGATGATGATATGGGGGATGATTCGGATGCCGGATGCAGATGAAATACTGGAAGCGATATCCGCATGGAAGAACCTCATCGAATGGGCCCACAGATGGGGGGAAGAAGGATGCAGAGGAGGATCTGCGGAAGGCGAGACATCCAGAAGGCCATAAAGGAATTGCTCATGGAATATGGGGAGTTGAGTGTGGAGGAGTTACACAGACTACTCCTTCACAACTATGAATTCGGAAGGAATTATGATGTAACCCGGCAGGCCGTCACAATCTACACGCGTAGGGTGGCGGTGACCACGGGGATAACGATGAATAAGTATGGGAAACCAGTTAGGGTGTACACATTGGAGGCGTAGTAATGGATGACAAGTTTATATTGACCGAGGAAGCCTTTGAGGAAAGTAAAGAATTAGCTCTTAAGACTGTGAGGTTATTCCGTGATGAGGGGGCGCATCCATTAATTGGGTTGGAAGCGCTTCTAATCGCCTTAGAGGCCACAATTAAATGTACAAGTATAAGGGAGTCAGAAACGTTGGTGGCTGTTACAATAATGTCACTAAAGAAATTATTAGATGACGAGGGGGGCCAATAGTCTTGGAGGTTAAAGTGACTTTAAGAGTAGACGATGAACTGTACAAGTTCTTCATGGAGAATGATGTTGACTTGGATAGGGTCATGCAGTTATTCATGAACCAGATGAACTACTACTTCAGGGAGACAATGAGCATTTATTCACTGATGCAACAGATTCCTGTGGGAGAAGTCCTCAGAAGGATGGCGTCAGAGTACGATGAGGATGAAAGGAAGAGTAAGGAGAAATTAAGGGAATATCATGAGAAAAATAGGCTAAAAGGGGTCTTAAACAGTGAAGCACCATGAAAACCGCGCGAATAAATGTCAGGGTTTCAAGGGTTGATAAGGAGACTATTAAGAAAAGCAGGTACACCTATGCTGATGCCATCGAATATTTTGCAAGGTTACTCAGGAAGAATAAGGGTATAATCCCAGAGTTATATCTGAAAGCACTCAGGGAAGAGTTAGATGAGATATCTGAGAGGAAGATTGAATTAGAGAAAGAATTGGAAAGATTGAATATGGAAGAGGATCGATTGAAAAGAGAGTTAGAGAGGTTTTCTGAGCCTGTTGATGAACCCATGAGGGAGGTGAGGGAAGCTGCAAGGTTTGTTATGGAGAGACTTGAGGAGAGAGAGGGTATGGTTTCCCCCAGTGAGGTTGTTAATGATCGTGGTGAGGATCTGATAGAGGTTGCTAGTAGGATCTATGGGGCTCCTGAAGAGGAGATTTTAAGGTTACTTTTAGATATGGGAGTCTCCTTATAAATTTATCTATTTGTACATACATCTTTTTCTCTTTGTACATACATTGACGAGAGTACCCCCAGCACATCATGTACATACAGCTGTACAGGGCATGTACAGTCGACTGTACAAAGCTCCCCAGGGATACCTTCGCCGATGTACATACATCTTTTTCTCTTTGTACATACATTGACGAGAGTACCCCCAGCACATCATGTACATACCATTGGCTGTTTTAATGAATTTCCGTTATCAAAAGTCGGGGAACCATACCCTCAATCAATCAAACAGATAAGCCATAAGACCTATTTAAGAATTAAGGAGGAGTGGGAAAATGAAAGTTTTACTTTCAGTTAAACCTAAATATGTAGAAAAAATAATGAGTGGCGATAAAAGATATGAGTTCCGAAAAACTATTTGGAAAAAAAAGATTAATGAAGTTTATATTTATTCAACGACCCCGGAAAAAAAAATTGTGGCTTCCTTTACTTATGATAAAGTGATAAAAGAAGACCCCCAGACTCTATGGGAATTTTATCACGAGGAATCCGGTTTGACGCAGGGGGAGTTTTTTGATTATTTTCGCGGTATTAAAAAAGGTTATGCAATACCCATCAAGGAGTTAAAACCTTTTGATCCTCCACTGGAGTTATCCTTAAACAATATAAGGCCCCTCAAAGCTTTAGATATATATCAGAGGAACAAGTATCACATCTAATTTAATAGTCCCCATAAAAATTCATTCTACCTCTAATTTTTATAGTCTATGCCCCCATATTAGAGTAAATATGGGGATAATTGAGTCTTTAAGCAGAAGATATGAGCATTCAGGGTGGAAATACGCTCAACACTACTTTTTCCTCCATGCTATCAGACCAGACCTCAACCTGAATGAAGGGGACATAGAGAGGATACTGCACATACTCAAGAAAGTGGGAGTCAAGGAACTTCACAGAAAAGCCTCCATGGAGCAGGTGCTCCTGGCACTCGCTGTCTTCGTGAAGGAGGAAGGGGGGCACCCTGTCCCACTGGATAGGTACAGGATCCTCAAGGAGTATTCCGTTGATTACAAATTATACACGACAGTACTCCGGAACCTTCTGCAATATTACCGGGCTAGAACACCAACTGTCAGAGGGTAGAGCGTGGAGGACTACCTGTTATTCAAGTTGAAGGTATGGGATAATTTCAATCTTATCCTGGCAGGTGAGGATGAATGCCCTGAGTGTGGCTGTAAACACTTTGATTTTGACGCTGAGTACAATCTCTGCTGTCAGAACTGCGGATTGGTCCTGGCAGCTATCCACCCCTACGTTGCTGGGGAGCGTATTGATTTGCCCTGGGGCCTCCTACTTTAACCACCCTAGTTTTGCAGTATTTTCTAATAACTCTGTTGATGTTCCGACTACGTTACATACATATTATAGAGGAGAGAACTGAGGTGACAAAATTGGATCGTGAAGCACTAGGACTTACAGGCCTGATAATATTGGGGATGATATCTTTGTACTTCAAACAATACGAATTAGGCTCTGCATGTATCGGGGCCATCGCAGGATACATAGCCCGCCCAGGAGAAACAACATGACAAAAGAGGGACATGGATGCATACAAAAAGAGAGGATAACAAGCCTCGAGGAAAGACTGAAAAACATTGAATACGACATCATCGACATCAAGGAGACCAATAAAATGCTAATAGACCTCCAAGCAGAAATAGCAACACTCAAAGCCTACCACAAAATCACCATGATACTCCTAACAGCCCTGATCATCCCCATAATCATCACACTCATACGCACAATATAACCCCAACCACAAAATCACACAAACAAACACAAGATCACACATGAAAGAAACACCAACCCAAAGAAAAGCATTCGAATACTACTACTCCCTTGGCGACAAAAGAAACCTGAAAAAAGTCGCTGAAAAATTCGGATACTCATATGACACAATCAGAGGATGGTCATCCAAACTCAGGTGGCGGGAGAGGATATACCAGTACGAGAAAAAACAACTCCAGGAGATAAGAAGAGCGCGTGAAGAATTATCAGAGGAGTCAAAGGAGTACTATGCTGACCTCTGGAGCAAATACCTTAAGGCTTGCAGCCTCACACTGGAGGGTTACATTGAATCCATCGAGAATGGAGGGGAAGGCCTCACCTTACAGACATCTAAGGACCTCCATAACCTTGGATTAGCAATAGCATTGGGCCTAGGGGATCCTACTGAGATACATGAACACCGTGAAAGTGGTGGTGAACTGGAGGATTTATTGGAGGATCTTGTGTCGGCCACGAAGAACCTGAAGGATGAGGGTATGGATGAAGGCCTGGATGATGAAGAGGCTGAAGGTGAAGGTGGCTGACTGGAAAAAGAAACTGAAAGAATCAGAGAATATTCGGAGCATCCTCCAGGGCCTCTCTGACAGGGAATTGAAGCTGTTTTATTCGACGATAATATTGAACCCATATATCCCTGTGAACCCCTTCCACAAGCAGATTAAGTTTCTATTGTCAGATGAACGTGAAGTCCTGTATGGTGGGGCCGCAGGGGGTGGTAAATCAGTGGCTTTACTTATGGGGGCTCTGCAATATGTGCATTACTCTGATTACGCCGCCCTAATCCTGCGCCGAACCTATCCTGAGCTCAGCCAGGAAGGAGGCCTTATAGACATGGCAAATGACTGGCTTGGGGGGACGGATGCAGAGTGGAATGAACAGAAAAAACGGTGGACATTCCCCTCCGGCGCTGCATTGCAGTTTGGGCATATGGAACATGAAAAGGACCGCTACAGATACCAGGGATCATCATATCATTATATCGCATTCGATGAACTCACAGAGTTCATGGAGACCCAGTATCGTTTCATGTTCCGATCACTCCGTAAGGAAGTGAATGATCACATACCTCTACGCGTCAGGGCCACCAGTAACCCTGGAGGTATTGGGCATGAATGGGTTAAAACCCGCTTCATTACAGGTGAAAAGACATTCATCCCCTCAACATGGAGGGAAAACCCTTATCTTAACCGGGATGAATATGAAGAGGCCCTGAATATGCTTGACCATGTAACCCGTAGGCAGTTGAAAGATGGGGACTGGGATGTTACACTGCAGGGTGGAGTTTTCAAGAGGGAATGGTTTGAGGTCATTGATTCACCCCCAAATGGTCTTGTGATGAGCGTCAGGTACTGGGATTTCGCAGCAACTAAACCTGACGGGGCCAATGACCCTGACTATACAGTTGGTTTGCTTCTGGGAGTGGATAAGGAGGATTACTATTATGTTCTTGATGTCCGGCGGTTCAGAGAATCCCCTGGAAAGGTTAAATCGAAGGTCCTGAGGACTGCTGAGGAGGATGGGCGTGAAGTGATCATCGCTAAGGAGGAGGAGCCAGGATCCTCAGGTAAGATAGTCACTGATTACCTTAGAAGCCTACTCCAAGGCTACACATTCAGGGCTGACCGCGTGACTGGGGATAAGGTGACACGCGCCCTTCCCGTTTCAAGTTATGCGGAATCAGGGCGCATCAAAGTCCTCAGAGCTTCCTGGACAAGGGCATTCCTTGATGAATTGGAGGCCTTCCCCATGGAGGGTGTCCATGACGATCAGGTCGATGCGTTCAGTGGTGCTTTTAACATATTATCAATGGAGATGAGGAGAAAGAAGAAGATTTACATCTCAGGACCCCTCAGAAGGAGGAGGAGGCATGTTTAATTATCACCTCTCAATCAGGTCACTTGAAAAGTATAAGGCTATTAAGAGGGAGGAAGTGGAATCACAGGCCCTTGGGGAGACACGTTTTGAGGAGTACGTGGAACCCAAAGTCAATCCACTTGTCCTGCTTTCACTCCTCCAGGTCAATCCCTATCATGCCAGCGCCTGTAGTATTAAAGCTAATGATATTATCAGGACAGGTTACATTTTAGAAGGAGACGATGAAGGGGTGGTCGATGAGTTTATCAGGGCATGTAAACCTTCATTTGAATATGTCCTCCTCAGGGCCCTTGAGGATCTTCAGGTTTTTAATTACTGTACACTTGAAGTTGTGAGGGATGACCGGGGCGACCCTATCAGGTTTGAATATATCCCTTCCCATACGATCAGGGTGCATAAGGATGGTTCAAGGTACCGGCAGACCTGGGACGGGGTTAACATCACCCACTTCAAGGACTACCGTTATGAAGGGGAAATCAACCCTGAAACAGGAGAGGACCAGGATAGTGTAGGGGCAAATGAACTTGTCTTTATCCATATACCCTCCCCTGTATGCAGCTACTATGGCGTCCCACGGTACGTTTCAGCAGCCCCTGCGATCTTGGCGATGCAGAAAATCGATGAATACAACTATGCATTCTTTGACAATTACACGATCCCTAGTTATGTGATTACAGTGACGGGGGAATTTGAAGATGAACTTGAGGAGGACCCTGATGGGAACCCCACAGGGAGAACTGTCATCCAAGCATTGATCGAGGATAATTTCAAACACCTCAAAGAAGCCCCACACACCCCCCTTGTCTTCTCAATACCTGGTGGGGATACTGTGAAAGTCACATTCACCCCATTAAACACGTCACAGAAAGAGTTAAGCTTCAGGGAGTATGCTGCTGAGAAAAAATATGATATTGCAGCAGCCCACATGATCGACCCTTACCGGTTGGGGATAGCTGACACAGGCCCATTGGGTGGTAACTTCGCTGAGGTAACAAGACGCACATACTATGAGTCTGTTGTGAGACCACAGCAGAACATCATATCCTCAATACTTACAGATTTCTTCCAGGTGAAATTCAACCCCAAAACAAGATTTAAATTTAATGATGAAACCCTCCTAGAGTCAGACTCAGTGAGGAATTGCGCACTCCTTGTACAGTCAGGAGTCCTCACACCCGCCGAGGCGCGTGAAAGACTGTTTGGTTTGGATGGTGGCCCTGACATATTCATGGTACCATCAAAGGGTGCTGCCAAGTCTGTGAAGAGACAGGAAAGAAACTATGAGAAAAACCAGATCAGGGAAATCAGGAAGATCTATGCCAAATACCGTCCACGCTTCAATGAAATCATATCATCAAAACTCAGTGCCGAAGAAAAAAAGAAAAAAATCGATGAAAGCCTGGCAGAGTTCAGGGCCGAGGCATATGAGGCTGGAAAGAAAATGCTCATCATAGGAGGGGATATGGGTTCTATGTCAGCCCTCAACCAAGGAGTATCTGTAATCCCCTCCAAACCATTGAATCTTGAGAGGTATGAGGAACTCCTAGAAGCATCTGTTGAGGATATGATTGGGAGGATACGACACTACCTCTACAAGGTTATAGGATGGAGGGAACTGTAAGATCTTCCATTGTGTCGGCCAACCAACCCCGTATAAGACTTGTTTTTTCTTCAGCCATGAGATCCCCCTGTCTGATGCAAAATCTACCTCCTAAAAATATGGTTTTATGGGTGGTTGGCCGGCTCCCTAATAACATTTTGTGGTGAGACTTGATGGTGCGTCCTGGAGGAGTTGAGTACGATCATGAAAGGATTGACTACATGTTTGATGAATTCCTCGCGGATATACAGGATGTCCTGACTCGTTTAAAGGTTACTGATGTTGAGTCCTTCTTATCAGATTTCCACTTACTCACTAAGGCAGAATTCATGAGGCGTTATGGTGTCAGTGAACGTGAATACAATGAACTCCAAGCCGCGCTTCAAGAAGTAGAGGATTTAAACCTGCCAACCTTCGAGGATGAGGATTTAGCGCAGATCATCTGGTTCATGGGCCTTGCAGTGGTTTATCTTGCGAGGGATATTGAACGTGACACAGAAATCCAGGCATATTGTCAGCACTCCGAAGCACATGGCGGGGAATTATATCTGAACTGGGTGACAATGGGTGATGATCATGTCTGTGAGACATGCCAAGACTATGAGGACGGATCCCCCTATAGGGTGGAGGAATTCCCCCATATCCCCCACCCCTTCTGCAGATGCCACCCTGAACCCTGCGATGAGAATGGAAGACCAATCGATGACCTTTCAGAGTACAGTGGAACTGAACTTGAATATTATGATGAGATCATGGAGGACTTTGGGGATGTTGGGATCGACTTTGAAGCCGTACCGCCGCCACCACCATACTACTACATTTAATGGGAGTGTGATAGGTTGTGACTTGGAAATTGCATAGGAAAGGATATGAAAATGCAAAGAGCCTCATAGAGGCTGGGAAAGTTAATGATGGTGAATGGGAGAAGCCTGACCTCAAGGACTTCAATGATGTCGAAGAGTATGCATTATTTCATCTTGCAGTAAACCCTGATGCTGACCCCCAGCACTGCAGGGGCGTATGCTTATCCTTATGGCCGTGAAGGGGAGGTGTACCTCCAAGCACTCAGAGCTATACGATCCTCTGCTGCAGGGGCTAGAGGAGCAACACGTAACGAGGAGATATTCGACGCCGCAGGCAGACTCCTTGAAATGATCAATGAGAAAGGGGATGAATCAAGGAAATGCCATGGAGACCATTGCATACAGCAACATATGATCCTCAAAGTGGATGAGCATCAGAGGATCATCACGGGCCCAGTTCTGGTTCCTGGTGAATTTGACCTTGATGGTGACATTGTTTCAAAGGAACAGGTTGAAAGGGTGGCCTACAAGTTCATGGAGGATTACCAGAACGTTGATATCCTCCATCGTTTTAAGAACGTGGCTAAACCGGTTGAATCTTTTATACTGCGTGAGGATACGATGATGGAAGGTGTGGACCTTCCAGAGGGCACCTGGATACTCTCAGCGAAAGTATATGATGATGACACATGGAGGGGTATCCTGGAGGGGAAGTATCAGGGTTTCAGCATCACAGCCGTTCCAGCAGTCATGAAGAAAACAACACTGGCAGATATTGGCTGGCCATTTGACGTTGTAACGGTTTCTATTGTTGACAGGCCAGCAGTCCCAAAAGCAAGATACCTATCTATTAAACGAGGTGATAAGATGGATGAGAAATCTGTCCTTAAAACAATTTTTGAGAATTTGAAGCAGTATTTCGAGCAGGACAAACCAGCTGCCAAAGTAGATGCTGATGAAGTCCAGGTCCTGAAGACTGAGATTGATTCGCTCAAAACATTAATTAATGATGTGCTTGATGAGTTGAAATCCCTGAAAGAAGCGATTCAAGAAACAGGATCAGAGAATGATGCAGAACCTGATGAGGGTGATGATAAAGACGCTGAGGAAGACGGATCCTTAAAGTTTGACAAGGATACGCAGGCTCTGAAGGGCCAGGTGGGAGAAACCAGAAGATCAGCGCTCAAATCATTCCACGAGGAAATGGGCGTTGACCTCTTTGGAAGACCAACCGATAGAGAATGAGGTGATGCAAAATGCTGACAATTGAAGATATTAGAGGAGGCAAACCATTTGAGATAGTCCCCAAGATAGATGTTCCGGATCTTGGACGTGGCGTGCTCTCTGTTGACAGGTTCGGAGAATTCGTGAAGGCCGTTAGGGATTCAGCAGTTATCATACCAGAGGCACGTATAGATAATGCGCTTAAATCATATGAGAAGGATATAAGCAGACTTTCACTTGTCCTGGATGTGGGACCTGGACGTGACGAGACTGGTCAGAAGTTAGCACCCCCAGAGTCAACTGCCGAGGTTAAGACAAACACACTATACATGCGAGAAATGGTAACGAAGGTCGTCATCCATGAGGACGCTATAGAGGACAACATTGAAGGCAAAGCATTTGAACAAAAAATTGTCACCCTCCTCGGGGAAGGAATCAGTTATGTCCTGGAGAAATATTACCTCCATGGGGATACATCATCATCAGATCCCCTCCTGAGGATGAGTGACGGATGGCTGAAACTTGCCAGTGAAAAACTGACAGAATCTGATGTTGACCCCGAAGCTGAGGATTGGCCGATGAATCTCTTTGATACAATGATAGAGAGTCTCCCCACCCCATACAGGAACAATCTTCCCAACATGAAATTCTATGTAACATGGGATATTTACAGAGCATATCGTGATGCGTTGAAGGGTCGTGAGACAGGATTGGGGGACCAGGCCCTCACCGGAGCTAATTCAATCTTATATGATGGTCGGCCTGTTCAATATGTCCCCGCATTAGAGGCCTTAAATGATGGTAAGTCGAGGGCTCTTTTTGTGGTGCCAACACAGTTAGTCTATGGTTTCTGGAGGAACATTAAAGTGGTGCCTGACTATGACGCTGAAATGAGACTCACAAAGTACGTTGCAAGTCTAAGGACAGACAACCATTATGAGGATGAGGAAGGAGCAGTATCAGCAACCATAACAGTTTAGAATGGGGGATCAAGTGCCCTTGAAAATCCACCGGAGCCTCCCGAATAATGTGAGGTCTCAGCTATGATCACAATTGAAGATATACGTATAGAGTTACGAAGGGATGAATTAACTGATTCAGAGGAGGCATTCATCACTAAAAAAATCGAAGAGTACACTCTACGCGCTGAGAGGATCAACCCCACGGCACCGGATCATATTAAGGATGAATATGTCCTTGCAGGGGTTCTGCAAGCATTCCTCACTGATTACACAGATGGGGTCTCCTCATTCTCTGATGGAAGGTTCAGCGTCACAATGAGACCCCCCCTCGATCATCCCTCCATCCAACGATTCAGGGGCGCCCTCCTCCGACTCCAAGGAATCAGGATCTGGAGGCCCCGACAGGATGAGTGAGTGATGCTCCATGAAACCCAGTGTGACCAGGTTCAACCAACTCATATACAAGTATGGCATGGATGCGAAACTCATCCACAAGGTCATGAATGGTAGGGATGAGCGGGGTCAACCAATCACTGAGGATACAGAGACCAGCATTAAGGTGTTCTTTCATGTGAACACAGGGAATGAGCGCCTTATCCTCGGCCAGCAGGTCGTGGATTACGATGCATACGCCCTCATAGTCAAGACATTAAATGTCAATGATGATGATGAGATAGAGGTGGATGGTAAGAGGTACAGGGTCGGCGCGGTCATCCCCCAGAGGACACACCAGGAGCTACACCTTCGACGGGTGGAAACATGATTAGGATCAACATCGATAAACCTGAGGCCCTCATGGAGAAAGCCAGCGAGGTGGAGGACCGCGTCGAACAGACAGTGACACTCCTCATGATCGAGCTCGAAGAGATCCTGATGAACACCGCCCCAATAAAGACGGGGGAGCTCAGGATAAGTCACACCTGGAGCGTTGAGGGATCAACAGGGGAGTTGACCAACACCGTACCCTACCTGCAATGGGTACTCTTCGGCCGCGGCTGGGTTTTCCCTGTGGAGAAGAAGGCGTTATACTGGCCGGAACTCCCGCACCCCGTGGCCTACGCCCGGCCAGCCCCGCCGAATGATTATTTCTCTGCAGCCGTTGCCTATATAGATGCGAAAGGTATCGTGGAGGATTCATTTATCGAGTGGCTGATATCATGAACTCATTGGAACTTGCATTCAAGGAGAAACTGGAATCAATGGGTATCAGTGACACTGTTGTCCTGGACTTTAATGAGAAAATTGAGGGCGAATCAGTCATCATAGTGAGCTTAAAGCAGTTGAAGAAACTGGAGCCGGTCCTTGATGGGAAAATCTACAGGGCCACAATAGAGGGGCATCTCACGGGTGTGTGGAAAGTTGTTGGCAATAGCGTCACAATGGCCGTTAAAAAAAGGAATGATGCATTAGAGGCTATCATGAGAGAATTTCTCTACACAAAGGTTGGCGGTGCGCGTGTACGCCTACTTAGGTGGGATAAGGATATCAGGCAGGACATAGTGGATGATAGAAGGTATTATGTCCTTTTTGATGTTACGCTTGAGATTGAATTGAATATGAGGTGATGGATATGATTGTGGATAAACTAGCAGAAACTATACTGACAGGGGAGAATGTTGGGTTCTTCCTTGGGATACCTGTGCAGGATGAAACCCCAATAGGGGATATAGACGGGACGAATAAGGATTTTTATGTGAATAATCCTCCAATATTCCCCAGGAGCTGTAATGACCTGACAGTGAAACCAGAAGATGTCACAGTAACAGTTGATGGGGAAGCAGCAACAGTCTCAACAATCCTATTCAATGAATCTGAAGGCTATGCTGAGGGTTTCAGTCTCGCATCAGCACCAGACACAGGGGATAGTGTGAAAGTATCATATGTGGAGGAGATGGAACCATTCCTTGCCCAGGATGTCACTCCTGATGTGAAGCAGGACACGAAGGAGGTCAGCATATTAAATGAGTCGGCGAAGATAACAAGCTACGCTGGCACCACAATCACCCTAAAATCTGAGCAGATACTCTCCAAGAATGGTTTGGAGCAGTTCAGAAAACTAATGTACTACAAGGTGGGTGAGACCACAGGGGCCGAGCAGTATAAATTCCGTGACAAACCCCTCAACCTATACGGGTACACCGTATACCACGTGGATGGGGAGACACTGGGACGGTTCTACTTTGAAAATGTGAAACTGAAACCTGACATACCCGGAGGGAAAGCCGGGGATAACCTGTCATTCACCCTTGAGATGACCGTTTCAGACACACCAACACTAGTAATACCAAAAGTTTAAGGTGACCCGCTTTGACCACCCCCAAACGTTTCTCTTTTCTGAGGAGGAAAAAGGTTAAACTGGACGGTACCGAAGTAGAACTCGAAGGGTACAGGGTTGTTGACAGTGAATATGTGATCCCCCTCATCGAAAAAAGGAATGAGGCATTGGAGATAGCAACAGCCTACCAGGAATTCATCGGGAGGCTAGAGAGTGGGGAGGGCGTCTCAGAGGATGATGCGAAGAAAATTAAAGAACTAAAGGATAGGATAGATAAACTCACAGTGGAGGTCAGCAGGATAAGTTACCCCTTAGCGCAGAGAGGCTTGAAGAGGGCCCTGTACAGGGACACTAAAGAATACAAGGAAGCGGAAGCTCAGGGGACCCTAACAGAGTACATTGACAGTCTACCCGACGTAGAATTAGCCCCATACATGGTCACAGAGATCGTGAATATCATGTTAGAACTTGGGAACCCTGATATCATAGGGGTATCCACTGATGAACTAGACCCTAGGGGTACTGAAAATACTGAAAAAAAGAGTGGAACCCGGAGGAGGAGTGGATCTCCCTCAAAAGGGGGATCTACCAGCTCAGCATGAAGACAGGGTGGAGCTTAAGGGAGATACTTGAACTTGAGTACAGTGTATTCATAGAATATCACCTGGCTCATATGGAACCCCCCAGGGTGAAACCCTCCAAGGAGGAGATTGAGACAAAATTAGAGGCCCTCAAAAGGATAAATTATTCTTTAAATGATGAGGACGAATAAGATGATCATAGCGGTTATTAATTGGACTGATCTAAGAGGTTTAGGGTTATCTTTCCTGTAGATTATGCTTAGTGCAGTGAGGATTGGAACTAGGAACATGATAGTGAGGGCCATGATCCCCTCACTTTCACTTGCAGTGGGGTTGATCAGAAGTAATGCAATGTAACTTCCTAGGAGGATAGCTGTTGCGTGGAGGACATGGAAACCTCCTTCTACTTCCCTGGGCCCTTCTTTATCAAGATCTTTCCCTTTAATAGTGCCAAGCACTCCTTCAATGGTTAGGACCACCCCTGCTAGTAATCCTAATATACCGAAGGCACCATAGATCAGGCTTTTAGGGTCATGGATGACTGTTATGCCTAATATGATGAATAGGATGCCCTCAATGCCAAGTAATTCTTTAGGGTTTTTTTCGCGGAGAATTATGGCTGATATGATTATAGCTGGCAAAATGAATAATATCAATTCTATTAGAAGAAGCCCTAACCCCTGGATACCCCCATTTGTAGCTGCCGCTAACCACATAAATGCAAGGTATATGCTGCCTTTTAATACACTTAGATCTTCATCTTTCTCCAGGTTCCCACCGCATTCACAAGTATCCATGGGGTCTTCATCATCCTGTAATGTGTACTCCCTGCCGCATTCTTTACATTGAAGCTTCAACACAAACACCCCAATACTATTTTTCACTTGACATAAAAATAAATGTTTTCTCTCCAGGAGGAGTTGATGGATGACTGATCATGAACTTGCCGTGCAAGTCAGAATGGATGCCGAGGAAGTGGTGAACGGTTTAAACGATTTAAACAATGCACTGTCCAACCTGCCAGGATCAGTCGAAGTAGATATCACCACAGAGGATACTGTCACCCCAATACTTGAGACAATCCAGGATTCTCTTGAAACTTTACCCTCAGATGTTGAAATCACAATTTCTGCATTCGATGACTTTGCCACAGAGACCATCACAAATATTAAGGACGTTGTGGATGGTTTACCATCAGAAGTGAATGTAACCCTCACCGCGGAGGATAATGCATCTGATGTGCTTGATTCTTTGAAGGAGAGACTCTCTGATGAATTTAACATAACATTGAATGTTGATGATAACGCTACAGAACCAATCACAAACCTGAAAGAACTTCTTAGTGAAATCCCATCCACTGTGGATATCTCATTAAATGTTGATGACAACGCTACAGAAATAGTTGAAAGACTACATGGACTCCTAGGTGATATCCCTGATGAGGTCACAACCACAGTGAACGCTGAAGTTAATGAAGGGGAGGTGGAAGACCTTAAGGCTAAACTTGAGGAGATCGATGGGACCACATATGATACTGCAGTTAATGTGGATACAGAATCAATGGAAACAGCTACTGAGACAACAAACACATTCACCGGAGCTGTTGATGGTTTAACCTCGAAGGTTGCTGGCTTAACGGCAGGATTCTTCTCATATAATAAAACACTCGAACTCCTAGATTATAACAGGATAATTGAGCAGTCAGCAATCCTCACAAATGCAACTCAAAGTCAGAGAGAAGCCATGGAGGATCTAATCCGTGAAAACTATGTCTACTCACTAGGGATGAAGGGAACAGCGTCAGTGATGTACACACTTGCAGCCTACACCAATGATGTGAACCTGACGATAGGTTACTTTAAAGCAGCCCTCCTTGGGGTTAAAAGGAGTGGGGAGGATGCATCCACGGTGACACTTGCACTTGCAAGGGTCTTTAGGGACTTCAATGTCAGTGTACAAGACTCAACAGATACAGTGAACCTGCTCCTTGGGTTATGGAGGGTCTCAGGTTACCCATCATTCACACAGTTCATTGATACCGTTGATCGCCTTGGATATTTTTTCAAACAAGCAGGTTTGAATGTGGAGGATACAGCCAGGATAATTGCATCAGTAGGCCCCATAGGCACACGGATTCTGAGGCCATTTGCTAGGGATCTAGCAAAGATATCAAGTTCATGGGTTGAAGGCGGGGAAAGCGTAAAAAAGTACAGTGATAAACTCGAGGGATTTGGGGTGGCTGTGAGGGACGCTCATGGAAACCTGCGGCCATTCAAGGACGTGCTTTTTGATTTTATAGAGGTCCTTGCGAGCATCCCTGACGAGGAGGAACGTGTTAAAGTTGCAACATCTGTTTTCGGTGAAACAGTGGGGCCGGCCTTGGCACAAGTGGCTGCAAATTGGGAAACTGTAGGTAGTGTGACTGAAGAAGAATCTGAGAAGATGAATAAAGCGCTTGGTAAATCAGCGGAAAAACATAGGGACCTGTTGGGATGGATAAGGTACTACCTGGATCAGGTTGCGATGTACTTGAACGATTTTTTCGGTGACATGGGCCTAATTGGAGAATCACTGCTTGTTGGGGTATTCGCAAAAGCCGCTGAGTACCTTGCCGAAGGCTTAAAGAGGCTCGTCCCACGCGTCACTGGGGCTATCAGGAAGCTATTTTCTGATGGATTCAATGAATTGAAGAAAAGGCTGCCTGAGGAACTATCACGCCGCATCACAGATATCTTATCTGAAGGCTTTAAGAATGCAAAGAGTAAAGCTAAAGATGTTGTCAGGGGCTTCATCGATTCCCTTAAACGGATGCTAGGAGAAGAAGGCGGTCGTTTAACCCCCAAGATTGAAATCCCCAAGATTGAATTCCCCAAGATTGAATTCCCCAAGATTGAATTCCCCAAGATTGAATTCCCCAAGATTGAATTCCCCAAGATTGAATTCCCCAAGATTGAATTCCCCAAGATTGAATTCCCCAAGATTGAATTCCCCAAGATTGAATTCAAACTTCCAAAGTTGAACTTAAGTAAGATAGCTCCAAACCTTGATGAGGCAGGTAGGTTCATCATGGAGCGACTGGGTAATAGTATTGGCAGTGCTGCGGAGTCCACTATCCCCTCATTGGGATCCAGGATAGGGTCCATCCTTGTGCGGGGTATAGGGGAAGGGGTAGGCGTCGCCCTTATGAGTGTGGATATCCTCGCTAATTTCAGGGAATACTTAAACAGAGCACTTTCTGATCCAACATCCATTTTTGGACCGACACCTATCTCACTTATTGGACCGACACCTTTCTCACTTATGCCTAATCCTATTAAACCTATTAAAGAAATGTTTTCTCCTGAAAAAATTCTTGAGAGGATTTATGGCCCTGAGGAGTGGGAGAAGAGGAAGGGTATCCTCATGGATAATGCTAAAAAGTATGTAGAGGATCCCATCCGCGAGCAGCTCCGAAAGTTCGCTGAGAACCCGCCAGGGTACCTCATCCAGGGATTCAGTCAGATGTGGAATGATTTCAAATCATGGGTATCATCTCATATACCCAAGTTCAGATGGCCAAGACTTCCCAGCCTCAGCATACCTAACCCTGTGACTGCTATCCAATCCGCTTGGGCCAAATTCAGGTCATGGGTATCATCCAATATACCCCGATTCAGGTGGCCACGCCTACCTAACATCACAATACCCAACATAGTTGGGGCCGTACAGTTAGCATGGAGCAAGTTCAAGTCATGGGTGTCATCCAATATCCCCAGGTTCAGGTGGCCAAGACTCCCCAATATTTCCATGCCTAACCTTGTGGCGCTGATTCAACAAGCATGGAATAAGTTTCTTGCGTGGGTCAAGGAACATGTCCCCAAGTTTAAGTGGCCTAAATTACCTAGCCCATCCATGCCTAACCTCGTATCGTTGATCAGCAAGGTCTGGTCCTCCTTCACATCATGGATAAAATCAAGATTCAGTGGTTTCAAGTGGCCCAAGTTACCATTACCCGATTTCTCAGGCATCGCTGCCCAATTCAGGAGTTGGGGGTCAAGTTTCATATCTAACCTTGCAGCAGGAATCCGTTCAGCGATTCCTAACCTAAACAGTGTTCTTAGCATCATAAGAAGGTTGTTACCATCATCACCACCAAAAGAGGGGCCATTATCCACCCTGACCTATGAGATTATGCATGAATATGGTTACCTCCTCGGGACACACTTCAATAGGGGATTGAGTGCTACAATCCCCGGTACCGTTGAGAGCCTCGGGCAGCCAAACTTCCTCCCACCCTCCTACTTAACCACAGGAACCCCCACCTCACAGAACATAAACATAGAGATAAACACCAATGTGTCAATAGACAGGGTGGAGGATGATGTTGACGTCGAGGCGATGACGAGGAAGATCACGAACAAGGTGAAGGAGAATATGTGTGATGAATTGAACAGGCAAGGTATCCTCCCCTACCTGTATGGCCGCGGATATGTGAGGGGGGTGAGATGATCATAGTCTATGGTGATTGGAGCATACAGGGACATAAACCATCAGGGATAGTATCCGTGCAGGTGAACCTCCCAAAGGTCACCCTGCAATGCGTGGCCCTCCCCAAGCCCGGGAAGACCCCCCTGGATGAGGTTAAACTATTCATGGGATTGGCGAAGTACCAGGTCAGCAATGATTTCCTCCTAAATAAGGGGACCTATGTGCAGGGGGATAGGAGCCGTGACCTCCTAACCATCACAGACGGTGTGAATGTATTCAAGGGGATGATCGAACCCCCCTCCTACCAGTTGGACAGGTTCAGTGATGAGATCATAGAATACACCCTAACCATCCACCTGGAGCTACCCTCTGATATAAGCAGGGTCTTCAAGGCAGGGGACTTCTCCCCCACATATTTCAACTCTTTCTATTTCCATGTTGGCGTGGAGTGATCCCATGGTGATGGATTTCAGGTTCATAGAGTTCGGCGGCCGCGGGTGGGTTGACCTGGAGGAGGAGTTCATAGTAGCCCGGCGTGGTGACACAATCAAGGGCTACGCTATCCTAAAAAACACAGGGGATGAGGTCATTGAGGACCTCCTAATCATGCCGGTCCCGGATCCCTTCGCCTCCTTCAGTGAGAAACAGTCATGGATGAATGATCTAATGATATCCTCCCTAACCTTTAAGGAGCCCCGCCTCCCTGACAAGATCATACCCGGGGATGAGGTGATGGTAGAGTACACGCTGCAGCCACCATGCACCGGCCCCTTCCAGTTCATAATCCTGGCCACCGCCACTAACAAGTCAGGAACAGCCTTCCCCGGATACCCCGTGAATTACCGTGCGGGGATATACGCGCCAGCATCCGTCAGTAATGAGGAGTGGATCATCGATTTCAACCTCCCCAACCCCCCACGGAAGAGCAGGTTTGACTATGAGGATATCCTCATAGAACCACTAACAGATGGTGGGGGTATAGCAGGGGATAAGCGATTCATCCCCTGGATCTGGCTGAATAAGGGGGAGGATGACACGTGGAAAATACGGGCCTACTTGAGGGCTCCGGGTGGGTTCAGGCCGCGTGCCGGGGATAGGTGGATGGGCTTCATCTACACAGGCTTCAGTGTCCCTGTGGATCCTGGCCGCATCATGAATTATGACTGGTTGAAGTCACAGTCACCACATGCGACTGTGAATGTGTCCTGGCAGGAGGCCACGATAGTCACGGATTACTTCATCTTGAAGGGGGTGATCCGGTGAAGATCCTGGTGAACAACCGGGAAGTCCCGGTGACAGGGTTAAGCGTGAATCACATGATCAACTCTGTTGCGAAGGCCACATTCTCCACCCATGAGGAGGTGCGTGTGGGGTACTCTGTAAGTGTAATCTCCGATGATGATAAGAAAATCTTTGAGGGGTATGTGAATCATGTCACCCTCGATTATGGTAGTATGACATCTAATTGCCGGGCGATCTCCTCACCAATACATAATCGCCTCATGCAATACTCTTACACCTTTAAGGAGCAGGAGTTTCACTCATGGGGGGTTGTCCTCCTCCGGTTCCTGCAGTCCTGTGGGATCACATTACACCCCCACTCCTGCATCCCTGCACAGTCACGGGTTAATGCAGGGGCGAGTTACCTCTATGGAACCATGGTTCAACCAGGGAAATCCTCCCTGGAAACCTTCATGAAGTTGCACCCATTTCATGGGATGGTGGAGACAAAAGATGATGTGAAGGTAATCACGGTGACATGGAATGACCTGATTCAAAACTTAATGGAGGAAACCGGTCGGGACCTTTTCTGGATCCTGCAGGGGAAAATGATGTACATCGGATGCAAGGGTAATGCGGGTTTCGAGGTCAACCCTAACCTCCTAAAATCATTAAAAATCACAGAGGACGCAACTGAAGTTGTTGAGTCACTTGAAAACTTACGGGTGGTCTATTAGGTGGTGTCTGATAAATGGCTTCAGGAAAACAGGGGATGGTACCGCGTCCCCATTAAGGATCCAACTATACAATTCCTTGAAAGTGATGATTGGAACGTCGACGTGGGTTGGTCTTTAGGGGAGACAAGGAAGAAGACAGTCGCGTACTCCCCATTTACGAATCCAGGAGCCTCCGCTGCAAGATTCAGCTTCAATAAACCGGTGGAGAACTGGCGTTACATGGTGATTGAGGTCCCTGATTTCAGCGAACCAATCGGGGTTTCGAGTAAGGGTGCGGCTGTGATGGCTCAAGGGGGCAGACCCTCGGCTACTGCTGGGATCTGGACCGTAGCATGGGTATCCGGACCCATGACTTATGCTGATTGGGATGCGGAGATCAAAGCACTTGTGATCGATCCAGGGTACTATGTGAATAAGGATTGGACTGTTAACATGAAGTACTGGTCATCTGCAAGGTCAGGGCCTGTGTTCAGTGTCTCAACTGTGAAATTGTATAAGGTTGGGCCGCCTGGTGGTGAGGGCGTCCCCTTCCCATTATTTGATGAATCGGAGTATGATAATCCTGAATGGGGGAATCGCAACCCTCGGGGCCCATCACCGGCGGGGCCTAAATATGTGGATTACGGGCCAAGTCATAGTGGTAACCCTGTGGGTGGTAGGACTCCTCCTTTTGAGGAGGCTAAGGAATCTGATGGTTCCCCGAGTACGCCGAGTGTTCCTACTGAGACTGATACGAAGGATGTCGGGTCTGACCTCTTCAACAAGGATACTGATAGTGATGAGAAGAATCCTCTCAGTGACAATCCCAGAGTATCAGAGAAGGCCAAGAGGCCCAACAGTGAAGTTGAATGCGTAGTGGAGGGATACTTCGATTGTAAGGTAGGGGATCATATAATCATCCCCGAAGACCCCCTGCGGAGAAGGTTCATCGTGACAGAAGTGGAGTACGAGTTCATGGGTGGAGCTCTCAGGACACATATACGGGGGTCTATAGATGGTGATATAAGATTCACCACCGCAACAATCATCACAGGAGTTGTGAATTACTTGTTTGGTAGGAGATAGAAATCCTGTTTGGTAGGAGATAGAAATGGGGAGTGTGAAGTGATGGTGTTTAGAGTATATCATAAGAAGGTTGCATCACAGGAGCACCAGGTGACTGGTGATGACTGGAATGATGAACATGCCCTGGAGGGTATGAATGACTTCATGTCCTCCTATTGCCTGCAGATTCCACGGACTGGTGCAGGATCAGAGACTGATAAGAGCGGGGAGTACACTGTAAACTTGAATTACACGCATACAGGACTCCCCTCCGAGTTCCTTGTTGAGTTCAAGTGCCAGGGGAAAAGGACGGATACGTCGGACGCGATAGTATACTTGAGGGTGGATAGTGATAGTACTGAGTCGAGGTATTCTGGGTCATATTTCCTTCTTTCTGCCTCGGGGCCAAGTTATGGTGCTACGAGTGGCGCGGGCCTCCCCCTATTCCTTCTTCCTGATTCATTATCTGAAGGCAATGCCTTGATAGGGGGCAGGTTGGAGGGGTACCTTCGAGGCGCCTCACTGACAATGGCATGTACCGTGTACAGTGATTCAGGGGTTAGGATAGTGACGGGGAAATATGTGAAATCAACCAACTTTGTGAACAAACCAACACTTTCACTTATCATCCCAAGTAACGGGTATGTGGATCAACTGGTTTGGAGGGTGCATAGTCTATGATCTGGCATAATCGGAAGATTAATGGCCCGGTGACGGCGGGGGATTGGAATGATGATCAGCACATGGTTGATAGGAAAGCATTGAGGGATTTCCTTGGAAGCTCGGGTGGGGGTGGGGTATGGACTCTCATCGAGGACTTGGAGTTCTCATCCCCAACCACTTCATTCACCGTCCAGAACCTTGGAAAATATGGTCTCCTACACATCCTCTTCAGCTTCGACCTTCAATCACCCACCTCTTGGGATAATAGTATCATCTTGTATCCTAATGGTGACACTGGATCAAATTATATCTGCACCCGCTTCCACTTCGATGATGTTGGCACCTCTCGTGGGACCAACGACCCCTCCCCCAATATGAACTTGTGTAGGGTTGGATGGAGAACCCGCGCACTAAACGAAGGCTATGCATACCTCCACACAAAGCCTACCGGTTATTGGCGTGCACTACACACCCACTTCACCATTAACCCATATAATCATGTCCATTATGGATATGAGGAGCAAGTAGGGTTCTGGAAGAACACAGAAGACCCGATCAACAATATACTATTCAAGGCAGGGCTGGATGGGTATGGTTTCACAGGGTGGATTAAAATATATGGGCTCATAAAATAACGGAGGCATTTATATACAGTCTATGGGAGGGCCTTGAATGAGATCTAATAGTGTGAATATTGAAACGTTCAAGGACATGTTGAAGAGGTATGAGGACTTCAAAATGAAGAACAAGAGGGAACCCCGCGTCATATTCATCCGCTCAGGGGGCGGGGAATCCATCCCACTCGAAACATTCAGGGACATGGTGAGACGATACAACAATTTCAAGGACAGGTATGGAAGGGAGCCAAGGATAGTATACGTGACTCCCCCTGAACCACCCGTGCCTGAGGTTAATGAGAACACTCCAGAGTATGTATCCATAACCCAATTTAAAGACATGTTAAGCAGGTACAACCGCTTCAAGGAGGTTAATGGGAGAGAACCCAGGGTAGTGTTCATCTACTCAGGTGGGGGCCCAAGCGTATCGTTAGAAACCTTCAAAGACATGTGCAAGAGATATAATCAGTTCCTTGAAGAAAACCGAAGGGAGCCAAGGATAGTATACGTGACTCCCCCTGAACCACCCGTGCCTGAGGAGGTCAGGGAGATGCGCAGGGTTCTCGGTGAATTCAAAACAGCCACACAGCTTTACACTCTCGTCTCAAGGAGATGTAAGTACAAATTCTACTATAATGACCAAACACCAAACAGGGAAGCCCTTAAAAAGATGGTGACTGATGGGATCAATTGCACCGACGCCTGTCAACTTTTCAAGCCAGTTATCGAGGGACTCGGCTATTCAGTCCGCATAGAACACGTTAAAGTTAGATGTAACGACAACAAGTGGTATGGGCATTACTTCCTCCGCGTCGCGGGGAAGGAATTGGCCAGCGTCAGTCTCCCCTCTGAACGGTGGACAGTCTGGGACTATGTCAGCGCCACCAAGACGGGCCGGCCCTTGGGGGCCCCCTGCTGTAGTAGGGGTATCCAACATCTTGGTTGGGGGATAGTCTCCCCCAAACATGACTAAAAAAAGAAAAAAGAAGGTAGGGCATTAATTGATGGCAGAAACACGCGTCCATATGTTTATTTCTTGGCATTGACCATAAAGGTTAATGTATTATCATTACATGAAATAGTATGTCAAAATAGGATTAAAAGTAAACAAAAAAACCAACATTTATGATATAAAGTTTTATAGAAATGTCTACATTTATAGACAGTGCTTTCATACAAATAATTCATGCCCACCAAGAAACCATCCCCAGATAAAGTAACACAAGACCCCCTATTCCAGGACTTTATTTTAACAAGAAACATAAAACTGGGAACGATCAGATCATATATCGCGGCTTTACAATACTATCTCCCAATAACAGGTAAAAAGAGCCTCACAGAACTCATTGAGGAAGCTGAGAATGAACAGGACCATGGTGTTAGAAGAAGAAAAAGGCGCATCAGAACATATTTCATCAAATACATCAAGGCACTCGAAGAAAATGGAATCAGAGAATCAACCATCAACCTCTACCTTTCACGTCTGAAAACTATCTACAATGAATATGAGATAGACACACCACGTATCACCTACAAGACCAACACTAATAACAATGCATCACTTGAAGAGCTTCTTAGTATTGAAGAGGTGAAGCATGTTGTTGATAATGTTAAAATCAGAGAAAAGGCCATAATCCTACTGCACCTCACGAGTGGAATGGGCGCTGCAGAAGTGCAAAGCCTCACACTTCATGATTATAATAGTGCGATCGGCTTTAATGTCCTGGGCGGAGATTATAATGAGTTGAAAAAAAGAATTATGGATGAGGAGATCATTGGTGTGTGGAAGATCAGACGTGTGAAGACAGGGATGCCCTATGTGACATTCAGCACGCCTGAGGCTAACCTTAAGATCCTGGAATATTTGAAACACCGGAAACTTAAGGGTGTGCCCGCCACAAGTTCAGAGGATCCTTTATTCGTAACTCGTTCTAATAAGCCCATAATGCGCTCCAATTATATGGCAATTTTTGAGAGGATAAATGATTCTTTAGGTATGGGTTTCTGTGAGAATGGATCGCGCAGGTTTACATCACATAAACTTAGAAAGTTATTCACGAGCATCCTTTATAAGGAGGGAATGGATAAGCTCATGATCGATTGGTGTTTGGGCCATAAGGTTAATCCCGTCACGGAGGCTTATTTTAAGGCTAATATTGAGCACCTGAAGCGAGAGTATAGGAAGAGGATGCATGCATTAACCCTGGAGAAGTCACGTGTTAGGAGGGTTATGTCTGATGAGGTCAGGGAGATTGTCCGTGAGTTGGAGGCTAAGGAGAGGGAGATTAAGGAGTTGCGTGAGTCTCAGGAGAAGTTGAGGGAGTGGGTGAAGAAAACGGAGAAAATCTATAATATTATTGTTTCAGATCCTGAGTTTTTGAAGAGAATGAGATAATGATTGTGATTAGTTTTCAGGGGCTCTCTAAGGTTAAAGGTATTATTTATTCTTTTCTTATTAACCTTTCATAGGGTGGGGTCCCCAGGGGGTTTTAGAAGGAAGTTCTTTTGGCGCCCACCAAGTGACATCCCCTAATGGCCCCCTGGGGATGCGCATCCCTTAGGGGGATGCTATGTGATAGTTATAAGAGGCAAGGGTATATATAGATGCCCCTTGGCGGGGTTTGGTTCCAGAATAAGAGGGGTGGTGTATGAGAGAGAGGCGCCCCCTTTAGGCGGCGACCGGAAAGGGGGCCTGAGAGAAATTTACTTGATTTCATCGAGGTATTTCTTATTTTGCTCGATGAAGAGGTCTATCGCTTCTTCCCAAGCAGATGTTATGGGGGTTTTTTCGAATTTAAGCATCGCAATTGCCTTGAATATTTTCAATTTTTTTTCAGATACTCTCAAGTTCACAGGGACTTTCTTTTCTTCTTTATCTTTCATGATAGTTACTCATGTAGCATCACATAAAAAACTTATCTTTAGTATAAATATAATAAAGAATTAAAGATAAAAAGATTTATATATTATAAAGATAATATTTTAGATCACAAAAGCAAAAGGCGGCGACTTAAATGGAAGAAAAAATTGTTCTTGGGAAAAAACTGGAAACCTGGATGAAATACAAGGAAACCCGTGAAACGGGATATCCTGAAGAAATAGAAGAAGCCCTCGAAACCTACAGGGACCACGCAGGGGTCAGGGTAAAAATCCAAAACCCCCGCGAGGCCCTAGAAGCTCAAATCCACGAGAAACACATGGGGATCAGGAACCCAAACAAGGCCATCATAACACCTGCGGCAATGTGTGAGTTAGAGAGTATGATCCAGGCCCTGGCCAACCAGCTATTTGATGACGCCGGTAGCCTCGCAAGGGTCAAAACACTCCGTGAAAAAGGGGAGGGGGATGTCATCATCACCCCTAAGATCGTGAGGCTCGCATACCTTGACATCATATCATACAGCGACGATGAACTCGTGGAAGAGTACAACACAGAATATGAGAACCTGATAGGGGTGGAAGAATGAAAACAATGGAGACCACAATCAGGTTTGGCCCGCTGGGGGACAGGGTCACCCTGACCCTAACCCCCTCTGGGGACATGGAAGCACATTTCCGAGAAACTGACTGGATGGATGGGGATAAAGAGTGGACAGAGAGCTCAG